CCAAGGCGGCTATGGCTGAATTGCAGGCCAAGGAGCTGCAGGGCAAGATGCACCGGGCTGAGGATGTGCAGCTGTTCACGCAGGGGCTGATCGACATGGTCAAGAGTTCGCTCCTGAGCCTGCCGGGTCAGCTGGCGGTGGAAGCTTCCCTGTGTGAGACAGCGGAGGAAGCGCAGATCCTGATCAAGGATGCCGTGAAGGACATCCTCCGGGAGATATCCGAGTTTGATTACGATCCGGAGAAATACGAAGCGCTGGTCAGAGAGCGTCAGAACCTGGATGAAAAGCAGGACGATGACGAATGATTCCCGAGAAGATGGAAGCCGGATTAAAACGGCTGTTCAAGACCTGCCGGAAGCAGATATCCTCTGCGCTGGTACCGGACGATCTGACCGTCTCCCAGTGGGCCGATAAATTCCGGCGGCTTTCTCCTGAGAGCTCCGCGCAGGCGGGGCCATGGCGGACGAAAAAGACGCCATACCTCAAAGAGGTGATGGATGCCTTCACCGATCCGAAGGTCCGGCATATCGTCATGGTTGCCGCGTCCCAGGTCGGTAAATCCGAAGCCATGAACAACATTATCGGCTACATCATCGACCAGGATCCCGGATCGATCCTGATGATTGAGCCGACCAACGGCGATGCCCGCGAGTATTCCAAGCTGAGAATCGCGCCGATGATCCGCGACAGCAAGGTGCTCCGGCAGAAGGTAGCCAAGACGCTGCGGGGCGACACCGGGAACACGATTCTGCAGAAGAGTTACCCCGGCGGCATCCTGACCATGTGCGGATCCACGGAAGCGCACGCCCTGGCATCAAAGCCGATCCGGTACGTTCTCGGTGACGAGCGCGACCGGTGGGCGGTGGAAGCCGGCAAGGAAGGCGATCCGTGGAAGCTGGCCATGGCGCGGCAGCGGACCTTCTACAATGCCAAGAGTTATGAATGTTCTACGCCGACCATCAAAGGGTATTCCCCGATTGAGAAGGCGTTCAACGAAGGGACGCGGGAGCGCTGGTGCTCCAAGTGTCCGCACTGCGGCGAATATCACAATATCCGCTGGCAGGATATCCGGTACCGGTTCGACACAGTGGAGGTTGAGCATGAGGAAACCTACATCGTGAACGAAGTGTACTATGTCTGCCCCGGCTGCGGCGGGATCTCCTACGAACACGACATGAAGAAATCCCCGGCCCGCTGGATCGCGGATAACCCGGAAGCGAAAAAGAACGGCATTCGGTCATTCTGGCTGAATGCTTTTTGTTCGCCCTGGGTCAGCTGGGAGAAGATTGTCAGCGAATATCTCGGAGCCCGGAAGGACACGAGCAAGCTGAAAGTCGTGTACAACACCCTGTTCGGTGAACTGTGGGAGGAACGCGGCGGCCTGGCCAACGAGGACGATTACCTGGCGCGGCGCGAAGAGTACAAAGCGGAGCTGCCGGACGGTGTTCTGGTCCTCACCTGCGGCGTGGACGTGCAGGATGACCGCCTTGAGTATGAGGTGGTCGGATGGGGGCTCCGGAAAGAAAACTGGGGCATCCGGCGCGGCGTCCTGATCGGACGGCCTGACACGGCTGAACCGTGGGAAGCGCTGGACGAGATTCTGCAGAAGGTGTACCGCTACGAATCCGGAAAGGGTCTCCGGATCTCCATGACCTTTGTCGATGACGGCGGCCACTTCACCCAGGAGACCCGCGTGCAGTGCGCACGCCGGTTCAGTCAGCGCGTGTTTGACTGCAAGGGCTACGGCGGTGACGGACGGCCTTACACTTCCCCGCCGAAGAAAGTCAAGATCGTGATCCGCGGAAAGACGCTCGGTGAGTGCTGGCAGTACCAGCTGGGCGTTGACGCCGGAAAGCAGATGATCATGGACGGGCTGAAGATCCAGACGCCAGGTCCGAGGTTCTGCCATTTCCCGGTGAATCCGGAAGCCGGATACGAACACCGGTTCTTTGTCGGGCTGCTCTCTGAGCACCTGGTTTACAAGGAGCACAACAAAAACCCGTGGGTATGGGAGAAAATCCCCGGTCACGAGCGCAACGAAGCGCTTGACTGCCGGAATTACGCCCTTGCCGCCCTGACGGCCTTAGCGCCCGATATGGACGCTTTGCTCCGGAGAGCGAGCGGAAACCAATCCGAACCCCAGAAGGCACCCAGACGCCCCCAAATTTCGCGAAAGCGAACCAATTCCATTGATCGAATCGAAGAGCGCATGAACAGAATGCTCGATATGTGACGGAGGTGAGACAGGTGAACGTTGAAACGGTCAAAAAACGCCTGAAATACTGGGAAGAGACCTATGATTATCTGACGGACTGCTACCAGGAACTGATCAAGAGCGGCGTACAGTCCTACGAAATCGATGACCGGGCGCTGACCCGGTTCAACATTCCGAACCTCCGGAAGGCCATAGAGGAAGCAGAAGCCAACGTTGACAAGTACGAAGGCATGCTGAACGGCCAGAAGCCGCGGAAGATTGTAGCTGTTGTGCCGCGGGACTGGTAACAAAGGGATATAGCTCCGGTGATTCGCTCCCGGGGCTTTATCTATGGTCGCCGGGGCGGAGTTTCGTCTCCTTTCGCCGTCTGGCGGCCTTTTATTCAGAACAGAACGGAGGTGGTAAACGTGGGCAAGACAAAGAACGCGGCGCCGGTCGTGTCCGGAACGATCAGTAGGCCGATGGCAAGCGGATATTCCGAAGCCGGCGCGAGCACGAAAAAGAGATCACTGAAGGGCATGACGGGCATTTCCACCAGCCCGAATGAAGATATCAACTGGAACGCCGGTCTCCTGCGTCAGCGCGGGCGGCTGATGTTCATGTCCTCACCGATTGCGCGGTCTGCGATTGAAACGCAGAAAACGAAGGTTGTCGGTACCGGACTGAATCTTCACTCCACCATTGACCGGGATCTGCTGCAGATGAGTCCGGAAGCGGCGAAAAAGTGGCAGCGGAATACGGAACGCGAGTGGCGGCTGTGGGCCGACAACAAGGAAAACTGCGACGCGATCGGCATGAATAACTTTGCCGGGATGCAGCAGCTGGCAATCACCAACTGGCTCCCGAACGGCGACATCTTCGGCGTCTTCCAGCGGGACTTCAAAGAAAACCCGCTGAACCCGTATTCGCTCCGGATCCATATGGTCGAAGCGGACCGGATCTGTACACCGTTCAACAATCGCCTGGTGCCCGGCGGCATGAGAACCGACGGCAAGGCGAAGAACGGCAACCGGATCTATGACGGCGTGGAAGTCGACCGGCACGGCAAGGTTGTGGCGATCTACATCTGCAGCATCTATCCGAACCAGATGGTCAGGGAAACGAGCAAGATCAAATGGCAGCGGGTTGAACTGCGAAGCTCCCGGACCGGCCTCCTGAATTTCGTCCAGATCCTGGACAGTGAACGCCCCGATCAGTACCGGGGCGTTTCGTATCTGGCGCCGGTGATCGAACCGATGCTGAACATCACCAGGTATACGCAGTCGGAAGTGATCGGCGCGATGATCCAAAGCTGGTTCACGGCCTGGATCAAGACAGACACCAACCCTGCGGAATTGCCCATTGCCGAAGCCAGCTACGGAGACGATGACGATCCGAACATTCCTCCGGATCGGAATATTTCCGACAACAGCAACGAGTACGAAATGGGACCCGGCAACGTGCTGCACCTGGGGCAGAACGAGGACGTCAAGTTCGGCGCTCCTTCGATCCCAACCCCCGGCTTTGACACCTTCGTCAAAGTGCTCTGCAAAGAGATCGGCGCGGCACTGAATATCCCGTATGACGTGCTGCTGAAGGAATTCAACGCTTCCTACTCTGCGAGCCGTGCGGCCCTGATGGAAGCCTGGGAAGCCTTCCGGATGCGCAGGGCGTGGCTGGTCGAGAGATTCTGCCAGCCGGTGTACGAAACATGGCTTGCCGAAGCCGTGGCACTCGGCCGCGTGAACGCTCCCGGGTTCTTCAATGATCCGGTGATCCGCGCCGCCTGGTGCAAAGCGGAATGGCTCGGGCCTGTCCAGGGCCAGCTGGATCCGACCAAGGAAGTCAAAGCCGACATCCTGGCGGTTCAGCACGGGTTCAAGACGCACGAGCAGGTCACCCGCGAATACGGCGGCGGCGACTGGCAGGAGAACGTGGAACGGCTGAAAGACGAGAACAAGATGCTCATGGAAGCCGGCACCAACGGACCCGCCAGCGCGACCCAATTCTACAACGAACCGGAACCGAATCCGGGCGGAGGTGAAAACAATGCCTAAGAAACCGAAGAGAGATGTGCTTCAGCGTCAGGCCTACACCATGGCTGTCGTGGACGGGAAACACGCGGAGCTGACGATGTACGGCGATATCGTGGAAACCCGGCCCATTGACTGGTGGACGGACGAACCTGTCGAGGGCAACTTCATCATGCAGGATGAATTCCTGGCGGACCTGGACACGATCAAGGGCTGTGATGACCTGCTGATTCATCTGAACAGCTGCGGCGGTGACGCGTTCGTTTCGATCGCGATTCACAACCGGCTGCGCGAGCTGAGTGACGCCGGCATGGATATCACCTGCATCGTGGACGGCGCGGCAATGTCGGGCGGCAGCCTGATCATGTGCGCCTGTGATCATGTGAAGGTCAATCCTTCCAGCGTGATCCTGATCCACGATTGCTGGTCCTACGCATGGGACCGCTTCAACAGCACGAAGCTGCGGAAGCTTGCCGATGACCTGGACGTGATCAACGAGAGCCAGGCAGAGATCTACGCCCGCAAGAGCGGGATGGATATCAAGGAGATCCGCGAGATGATGAGCGCGGAAACCATGATGACCGGACGGAGCGCCGTGAACAAAGGCATCGCGGACGAACTGCTGGACGGCGAAAGCGACGTGGCGGTATCAGCTGATCACCGTTCCCTGATCGCCTGCGGCCGGAAGATGCGGTTTGCCGCCATGGGCGAACTTCCCGAAGGAATTAAGGTGGTTGAAACCCCGGAAGCCCTGACCACACAAGGGGCGAGCGGCGGTGGAGATAAAAATCAGGCTGAGCCTTCGGCTGCAGCCAATATTACAGGAGGTGTCAAAGCCATGACACTGGATGAATTCCGGGCTGAAAATCCGGAAGTGGCCGAAGCTCTCATTGCCGAAGCTCAGGCCAGCGTCAGCCACGCCGAAGCGGAAGAAGCCGCAAGGACTTCCGAGCGTCAGCGCTGCGAAGAAATCGACGCGTTGGCAGGCGTGTTTGATGCGGAAACCATCAGAGCGGCCAAGTACGGCGAGAATCCCTGCACCGCGCAGGAGATGGCTTTCCGTGCCGCCCAGGAGATGGCCAAGCAGGGCAAGTCTTTCCTGAATCAGATGCAAGCTGATTACAAGGAAAGCGGCGCTGATGGCGTCTCTGCTGCCCCCGCGCCCGAAGAGGACGCAAAAGCCGAAACCGCTGAAGACCGCAAAGCCCAAGGGCTTGCGATGGCCAAGAAGCTGTCCGGCGAAAAATCTGAGGAGGTGTAAGAAACCATGACCCGTGATCTGCATGAGAAACTGGGTACCGTTACCCCGGAAAATCTGATTGCGCAGCTGGATCCGCCTGCTCTGAAAAGAGCTGGTCTTATCCGCAAGCTCGGAACCGCCGGAACGCTGAAGCGCGGCACCCTGCTGGCCAAGAGCTCTGGCTCTGCCGGCGATGGCAAGCTGGTTATCTTCGGAACGACCGCTGCCACCAATGAAACCCTGACGGCCGACTGCATCCTCGCCGAGGATATCGATGTCGGTACCGCCGCCGATGAGAACGCGCT